CGGACGCCCCCACGGTCGCCTCGCCGAACGCCGTCACGCGCGCCTTGCCGAACGCCGTCACGCGCGCCTCGCCGGACGCCCACACGGTCGCCTTGCCGAACGCCGTCACGCGCGCCTCGTCGGACGCCCACACGGTCGCCTCGTCGCACGCCCACACGGTCGCCTCGCCGGACGCCCACACGGTCGCCTCGCCGGACGCCCACACGGTCGCCTCGCCGGACGCCTCGAAACTTCCGGCCCGGACAACCGCCGTGTCGCCGTCGGCGACAGCCGCATCGAGTTCGGCCTGTGTTGAACATTCCACGCGCTTCGGGGCGGTCATGCCGCACCCCGCTGACCGTCATGGTTGATACGGTTCGTTTGCATCTCCAACCCTCCAGTGGTTGAGGTGTCGGCCCGGTGTGGTGATCTCCCGCACCGGGCCATGTTGATTGTGGAAACAAGATCTTTCGACGCCTGCCGGTAGCGGCGCCAGCCGCGCAACTCGCGGGCAAGCACGGCCGCGAACAGCACGGCAAGCACGCCGACAGCGACCGTCAGGCCGGTCATGCCGCGTCCCCGTACTGCCGGTCAAGCAGCGGTTCGGGTGGGAACAGTGGTGTGTCGGACACCGGGCAGGCGGCCGGGGCGACCCGCACGTCGGCGACCGCCGGGAGCAGCCGGTACCGGCACCCCCGCGCCCCGCCACTCAGCCGCTCCGGTTTCGACACGATCACATGCCCCGCCTGCCGCAGCTCGACGATCCTTGCGGCGGCGCGTGGCAGCCCGGCCGCGAGCAGCTCGAAACTGTGAACACCGTCCGGGCCGGCAGCCCGCAACAGCGCGAGGACATGATCGCGCTGGGTCACGCCGCGTTCCTCCATTCGCGGAGGCCGCGCCGCCGCGAGCGCGGCCCGCCCAGGTGCTCATCGATCAGGAACCTGACCTGGCCTGACAAGGAACGGGAGTTCTCGACCGCCGACTGTTCGAGTCGGGCGCGCTGCTCGACGGTCAAACGGACCGCGAGAGTCGTTCCGTGAAACGCCGGTCTGTCGGGGGCTTGACGCGACATGCACACGACAATACAGTGTCGGACGGAAAGACGTCAAGTGATGAACCGCAAAGTGCAGTCAGAACGTGTCGCGCCAATGACGTGGACCCCCGCGAGCTAGCCGAAAGCCGTTGGCTGATGGACGTCAAATGACGAGAGCCCCGGCCGGGTAGGCCGAGGCTCTCAAAGGTGTGATACGCGGTGTGATACCGACGCACTATGCGCCGGTATCAATCAGCGGTCAGTGAACGGTTCGCCACAGGATGCGGCCAACGTCCCCGAACCGGAGCCGCTGCTTCGTTGCGTAGGTCAGGTCGAAGTCGCGGCCGGTCCATGCGGCCGGGCCACGATCAATCACCCTGACGGTGATCCGGCGATGCGTTCGCGGGTTCAGCAGTCGCACCTTGGTTCCGCACGGCAGCGAGCGGTGGGCGACGCCGAGCTGCGCCGGCACGGACGGGTATGGGATGCCGGTGCAGGCGAACGGCCCGCCGGAATCGGCGGCGCTGTACCACGATGCCTGGGCTGACCGCCAAGTTATGGCATTCTTGCCGCCGGCGGTTTCCGGGATCAACAAAACCGCCATAACAGCAGTCAGGGCTAGGAGTGGGAGCCGAATCCGGCTGTCCTTTCACTGTGGTCGCCCGGCCGTTCAGGCCGGGCCTGACGCCCGCCAAACCCGACGGGCCTTCTGTTCGCGCACGAACAGGAACACTTGACTGTCGGTTGCCAGTAGCGACAATGGGGTGATGAAACAGCCCGCCTGCCTGTACAACACACCCGACGACTTCTGGCACGCCGTCGAAACCGACGCCTACCGGCTGCTGCTGCTGCGCGCCAACCAGCTCGACAACGCGCTCACCGTTACCGACCCGTCCGGCGGCGGTGGCCGACTCGCCGACCGTGCCACGCTTGAGCAGATGGCCGCCCAGGTCGCAGACCGGCTCCGGTCCGACGACGACGAAACCGGGCGACGCGCCGCCATGATCGCCGGCCTGGCCGCCGACGAGCTCGGCCGCACACCCTCCCGGTTCTATGGGAGCGCTCTCGGCCGTGCCTGTCTGCTCGCAACTCCCGCCAACGAACTGGACGGCCTAGGTATGTCTGCCGCCCAGGCCGGTGCGCTGCTCAACATGACCCGGCAAGGTGCCGAGCACTACATGCGGCTCGGTCAGCTCAAGCGAGTACCGGACAGCGACGCCAACATTGTGGACAGCCGGTCGGTGCAGACCATGTTGGCGGAACGATTGACCCGTGTCATCGTGATCTAGAGCGCCGGTTTCAGCCGCAGGTCGATGCGGCCGTCGCGGCCATGCTCAACCTGCACGATCAGGTAGCGGCGCAGCGCGCCGTGTTCGTCACGCAAGGTGACGACCTGGCCGGCCGTCAAGACCGGTGGGCGCGCCGGGCCTGTTCGGCCAGTGCCGGCCACTGTCGCCACAGGTCACGCGCCTCGACGGTGAGCGCAACAATGAGCCGCCACCACTGGCGGGCCTGCCACCTGATCGCGGCGATCATGCGGCCTCGCCACCATCGGCGGAACGGTCCCGCGACTTGATTCGCAGATCCTCATGGCCACAGAACGGGCAGACGGTCGGTACCGGTCCGAACGCCAGCCAATGTGACCGGCATGACCGGCACGAGCAGGTGTGCTCCCCGGCGTGCTGCTCACGGCCGTTACGACGCGGATCAATCATGGTCAGCGTTTCGAGAGGTTGCGGCCGACACGAATGAGTGCGTCGGCACCGAGCAGCGCCAGCGCCCACGTCAACGTGTCGGTCAACGCGGCCTGCTGACCGGCGGTCAGGCTGTACACGCCGAACGCTGCGAGCAGGTTCGCGAGCACCGGCACACCGGCAATGATCTGGGCGGGGGTGATGTCCGGCCGGTGCGGCACCACAGGCGCGGCGGTGAGGTCGGCGTGCTCGAGTGCCTGGGCGAGCATGTCGTCTGACGCGGGAGTCTCGGTCATGGTTTTCACTTCCTGTAGTTGACGTGGGCGATGCCGTGGACCTGGTCGAACGGGCGGGTACGCCGCCAAACACCGCCACCGTTCGATTGCGAACCCGCAATGCCGGGTGACGTGTTGAACCCAACGGTTTCCAACGCAAGGTCGGTGCGGCGCCGCACAAGCTCAACATGCACGCCGCGGCCGTACAGCACGACGAGATCACCGGGTTTCGCTGTTCTCGGGTCGCCGGACCATCCGGCGAACCCGTTGCGGCCGGCGCGGGCGTCGTCCTCGATCAGAGCAACGGATGCCCACCGGCCCCGCTCCGGCGCCACGACTGTCGAATGCCGGATGCACGCGTTTGCACAGCCGATGCCGCAGTACGGTGCCCGGTCAAGCCAACGGTCACCACCGGCTGTCCAGCGCTGCCAATCAAGGATTTTCGGGCCGTCGTTCTGGCCGGTCTGCTCGACGGTCCCGACCTGCTGGTTGGCCCAGCGGATCGCGCGCTCCGCCCCGGACATGGTCTTGAGTTCGAGGTCGGCGAGCTGCTGTTTCCGCCGGTTTATGATGTTTACGGCGACGCCGAGACGAGTGCCATACCGGCGCGCCGCCTTCTCGTCACCACGTTTGCGGGCACGCTCACGCATCCGCAGGTTCCAACGATGCCGTCTGCGCCACAGGGCGAGCGACGCTGTTAGAGCAGCCTTGTTCATTGCGACCTCCAAGGTCGATCAGGTATTCAGCGTGCAACGGTCGTACAGACCTGCACCGGCACGAACTCGACCGGTGGAATGACCTGCTGGCCCATCTGAAGCTGATCCAACACCCGCGGGTACTCGCACGCGGGCACGTCATCGAGCCGCCGGTCAAGGCTTGAGCGGGCCGCAGCCAAAGACCGAATCAACGCGCCCTTCACCTCACCCGTTGACTTGGCGATCAGCGGCTCGAGCCGCTCAACCGTCGACCACTGATCAATCAGCGCATCGGTTGCCTCCCGATTGATCCGCGCGATCAACGCCGTCTGCTGCACACACAGCCGCGACGCGCGGGCCTGATCCAAACGATCGGCGTGATCGTCAGCGTTCGACGCCGACCACACCGCCCACAGCGACAGTGCGAGCACAATCATCAGCCAAGCGAGCACCCAGGAGCGGCGCACCGGTTGCAGAACCCGTGAGGCACGCATCACCGCCGGCCCGCCAATCGGTCTTGCATTCGCAACATGAGCACCGCGTCAAGACGGCCGGTCAGCTCGTCGTCCAATGATCGCTCACCGGCAAGCACCTCGTCGAGTGCGGCGACGAGCTGCTCGGCAACCTGTGCGCGCCGCCGCCAATCAGTGTCGGACACCTGATTCACCGCCCCCAGACCAGGTAGACGATTACCGGCAGCCAAACCGCCGCAAGCCACACATACGCCCAGGGTCGGTGTAGCCGGTGGCGGTGTGCCCACCCGGTCACTTGCCGGGCCCTCCACCGCGCCGGATGGGTGCGCGGGAACCGGCCAGCACTGCGAGCAGCGCGAGCGCGGACTTCTCGTTCAGAGTGCCTGTTGCTGCCAACACGACCAACATGCCGGTTGCTGCCAGCGGCGCGATCACCCTGACTACAAGTGCTTCGGTCAGATCCAGGCACTCCCACATCTCCCACATCTGCTGAGGTGTTGGCAGCCACAACGCTAGACGCGTCCTGTGATCGCAAGACGGGCCATGAGAGCGTCGAAGTCCGCCCGACTGTTGTCCAGAGCAACGGTCGCCACATCGGTCGCCGGGTTGTAACTGACCGAAGCGATACGGCCGTTGCGGCCGATGCCGCCGGTGTCCGGGTCAACGCGGTCTGAGAAGTGAATGAGTTCCCCGGTTTCCATGAGCAGTTGTGCTGGCGGGACCGGCAGGCCGGTCAGCCGGTCCCTTATGGCTTGTAGGCCCGTGGCGGTCAGGGTTCCCCGGAACGGGGTTGACACGTGCTGCGTGAGCCAGGTGTCGCCGATAGCTGCCGCGGCGGCCCCGTCCGACGGCAGCGTCGATCCGACTTGCAGCTGCTGTGTGCGGGCAAAGTTGCGACGGTCCACGAGCGATGCAACGAGCCGGCGGATAATGAACGTGTCGAAATAGACTGTCTGGGGGCCGCCACTAACAGCCGCAACCTCGACTGTCAGGACAGGATTTATCACAGTTGCTGTCGGCGTCCACAGTAACGTGCAAGTCAGCCAAGTGGCCCCAAGACCGATGATTGGTGAGCTGATCGGCCCGGCCGGCGCGCCCGTCACGGTCAGCCAGAACGACGCGGTCCCAGTAGGGTGCATGGCTCGGCAGGTGATCTGATAGGTGCGGCCGGCGACAGCCGTTCCCGTCATCGTTGCAGAAACGCGGCCGGGGGACCCAACGTTTATGCCGACGGCCGCCCCGCCAGGCCCGCTGTCATAGGTTCCTGCCGCGGTAGTGCGCGAGAACGACAGGCCGCTGTTCATTGTCCACGACGCCGTATTCGTGTCAAACGACGGGTTCGCCAGCACAATGTCAGACTGTTCTACCGCCCGAGACGCCTGTGACTGGGCGCCCGACCGGACAACCTTCACGGGCTGGCCGGCCGGGTCGGTGCCCGTTACAACCACCCGGTTGTAAATGTCCAGCCCGGAGTTCTGGGAGCTGTCCTGTAGCTCGATGGCGGACCAGTCACCAACCGCGAACTTTGGGCGGGCCGGTTGCGGCCGAAACACGGGGCGGCGGTCCACATCAATCTTTGTTTGCCAGTTGTGCCAACCGTTGACGGTCGATATCAGTTCCCTCGGCGTTTGCGGATCAGCGGGTGCGAGTTCTGGAATGTTGAACGCGGTGGTCTGAATGCCGGTGCGGTCGGCGGACAGCAGCACGGTGCCCCGGTCGATCACGTCGGCCACAACCGTTGACGCTTTCAGCGCAGACGCATTGCCGGACTCGTAGGCGGTCTCACCAAACACCTTGATGGAAGACAACGACACGTTGACGTCTTGGCCGGCTGTTCCGGCCGCCCCCGAGTAGAACGCGACGAGAACCACGTACCGGTAGCCGTTCCCGAGGTTGCCGGTGCTCGTGGTCGGGCCGGTCGTCAGCGTTGGTGTGAACGCATCGGCGTAGTCCGTGGCACCGAAGAACCGGCCGTCAGGGACCCCACGAGCGTACAGCCGCATGTTCGCGGTGACCCAGGTCGCTGTCCATGTGGCAACGATGCGCTTCGCAAGCCGCCCCGGCCCAAGATCCAGGACCGCCCCGACCCCGGTGTATTGCGGCATCGGTGCGCCGTTCGGTACCGACAGGGTGAGTTTGCCGTCACCGGCGATTACGCGATACGCCGTTGAGGCGTTGTCGGCCCCGGACCCGAGTGGAGTGGTTGGCAGGGACGCGAAATCCTTCCAGGCCGTCAGATCATCATGGACCCACATGCGGTCGACGAGATCGTCGTCCAAATGTGCTTGCCAGCCCTCGCACACGCAGGACATGACACGGTCCGCAGCATCTCGTGACGGGGTCTCCGACAACCGGCCCGACCAGACCGGCACACCGTCCACGTCGATCTTGACGGGGGTGAATGCCGACAGGTCCGGCCATGCCTGCGCCGGGTCGCGACGCAAATCGAACGTTGCCTGCTTTGATCCCCACCCGTCCGCGCCAAGGTCCAGCGATTCGGGGGCGACGGCGGGCATTCGGTCAACGCCGCAGGTCTCCCACGCCCCGTCGAGCGTTTTCAATTTGACGGTCGGGACCGGCATGGCTACTGGCCCCTAGCGAGGTAGTATCGGGGCGTGACACCCACGGTCATTGTGGTACCGGCATAGAAGTCGAACGGGCTGTTGATCGTGCCGATCCCGTCGGGTTGGCCGACAGCGAGCAGAACACCCATGTCAACCGGGCCGGTCGGGAACTCCAAGGCCGTGCCGCCCAGCCCACTGTCAGGGGCAATCACGCCGCCTGCCGTGAGCAGCCCCGACAGATCCGACCGCACAGTTTTGGACATCGCAGCCGTCACGGTCGGCATGAACATTGGGTATGAACTGTCGACCAGCTCACCGGTTGGCGAGCATGCCCTGGAGGCGGCCGGGACAAGCATGAGCCAGTCGAGGCCGGCTTGGCCGGCCGATCCGGCCTGCCAGCTCATCGTGACGGTCATCGTCCACTTTGGGTCCACGTCGGTGATCGGCAGACTGACTGTTCCCAGCCTGGTTGGCCACCACGTTCCCGTTCGTGCTGTGAGTGGGCGGGCGCCCTGTCCCCACTCACGGGTGTAGACGGGTTGTCCGGCACCGCCGGCCGTCTCGAACCGGACGGCCATCGCCGGGTTCACAGTTGCCGGTGTGTACACGCCCGCCCAGATTTCCACATCGATGCTGGCGGTGCCGGCCGCAATGCCGTTGCTGGCCACCGCATATTTTGCGGATGCGGTGCCTGCCCCGGACGCGGTGCCAACGAGCGAGTATCCGCCGCGACCTCCCGCTGTTGATGCCCATCCTGTCAGCGACGTGCCGGTTTCGGCTTCGATCACACCGAGCAGGCTTGTGTAGCCGCCCGGTGGTGTGGCCTGCCGTGGCCACCATGCGAGCAGCCCGAACTCTGGGCCGTATGGTCCGGACGGTTTGCTGACCGTCACGTCAACCGCTGCCGGTGCGGACCCGCCGACCGAGGTTGGGAGTTGCACCACGTTCGGTGTCGAGAACGCGCTGACAGACTGTGTTGTGCGGGCGCCGCGAGCCAACGGCCCGACCGGAATACTGATCTCGATAAGCATTGAGCCGGCCCCCGCAAACTGCGCCCACCGGTATTGCGGCTTCCATTTTGCTGGGCCACGAACCTCATAGAACGTCGAGAACGTTGCGCCGTCTGGGCGCCACTCAATGTGAAGGCCCGGCCGGGCCGGCACCCCGGACATCAGGGCCACCATGTTCTCGGCGTTGATCAGGCACTGGTCACGCGACGCGCCGGTCACGAGGGCGGTCCAGCCGATCTCACCGTTGCTGTGCGTCGCAAACACGGCCTGGCCGCCAGCGAACGGGCGCGGCACCTGCGACATTGACGCCTGCGGGTCCGGCCCGTTCACATAGAACGAGTCACGGACCGCCTGATAGGTGCCTGCGACCTCAAGGTCGACGAGCGTCGTGACCGTGCCCGCACCATTGATCGTGACGAGTTTGCGAACGTCGGCCATTGTTATGCGACCTGCGTTCGCGGTGAAAGCTGGCCGCCCTGATAACCGAGGCCCGCGACGACGGCGCTCGCTGCGCCCAAAGCAACGCGCGGATCGGCACCGGTCAGCATGTTCTGATTGACAGTCACGTTCACGCCCCGGCCGCTGCCGATATCACCGGGTCCGGTCCACGCCTGCCACAGCCGCTGATTCAACGATGCGTTGCGTTCGGCAAGGTCAGCGCGGGCACGCTGCTGCTCAATCTGGGCCTGCACATCCGCATTATCATTAATGGAACCTGACCCGGCGGTGAACGATGACAGGTTGTCCCGTGCGGACTTGACCTGGCCGGCGAGATCCCTGACCGTATCGGCGGACAAGCCTCGGCCGGATGCGGCACCCAGCACAGCCTCCAGCAGCGTGACACGCCTGCCGGCCGCTGAGCGGTCATCATCCAAGCCTTCGGTGAGGGCGGCGAGTGCGGCATCACGTTCAATGTTGGCGAGCGCTGTGCGTTCCTGATCGGTCATGCCGGTGTCAGCCAACCTGTCCTGCTCGCCGGTGGTCGACGGTGCGAGGAGGTCGGTGTCGGCACCGGCGATCTGCTCAGCAATCTGCTGGGCATAGGTGCCACCGGACAGACCGAGCGCTTTCAACCGGCTTGAGATGATCGCCAGGAGGCGTCGGCGTTCGGTGATCGCCGCACCACGCCTACCGGCCGCAGCATCGTAACCGGATTGGTCGCCACGCCGGTCAGCCAACGTCATCTCAGCAACCGACCGGTTCACGATCGCTTCCTGACGCTCAATCAGCTGTTGGAACCGGCGGGCCTCCTGCGCCTCCTTCTTGCGCTGCCTCGCGGTCTGTTTGGCGTGCTGCCAATCCCGGCGGGCTGCGGCGAGCCGCTGACGGGCCTGCAGGGCCTCTTTTGTCAGCTTGCCGTCCCGGCCCTTCTTGCCGGTCGTGTCACGGGTCTTGATGTACGTGTTGTGTAGCCGTGTCTCGGCGCTTTCGGCATCCGACAGCTTTCGCTCGACGGCGTCGAGCGGCAGCCTGAGCGGATCGAGCGCTGCGGGAATCCACCGCTTCTTCGCCGCAGGCTTCTTCTTTTTGGCTGCGGCCCTGCCCGTCGCGAACCCTTGCAACCCAAGATCACCGGCAAGCATCGCCAACAGGCTGCGGGCCCGGCCACGCTGCATCGGGTCTTCCGGGATCACATAGGCGTCGGGTGGCAGCGCGGCCAACTGTGGGCCGCGGGTCATGTACGCCCAGCCACCGGCAGGTGACACGACCGCCTCACGACGGTGACGGCCTTCACCAACCAGGGCCAGCTCCGAGCCGCCGGGGCCGCGACCGCTGGCACGCCGGTCGAGCCGGCCCGCCGCGGCAGGGATGCGAATGGTGGGTGCGTGCAGACTGTTCAACTGTGCTTGGACACCGGCGATGATCGCCGCGCCGGTGAACCGGGCGTTGATCGTCAACGTCCTGACCGGCGGCAACTTGCCGACCGCCTCCTGCGCGGTCCTCACACCCGCCAACAGCGGTGCAGCATTCGCCAACAGACGCGCGGTCTTCGGCGGGATACCGAGCGCGATCAGCGCCTTGACCTTGCCGGCCGCATCACGACCGTCACCAAGGATGCGCATCACCTTCGGCTCAAGTTGCGTGCCCGCCAACTTGCCCAATGCGACCTTCACATCGTTGATATTGATCTTCACCGGCTTCGTGTCCCGCAGGCTCTCACGGAACTTGTCGATCGAAGCGCGGGCCTCGTCGATACCGAGCGACATGCTCTTGAACTCGCCACCAACCCCCGGCAGAAACGACAACGCCGACGCCGTCGACGACGCCGCTCCGAGCAGCGTCGTGAACAGCCCAAGGATTTTGTCGACGGCAACCTTGACCGGGCCGACGATCAGCGACCCCAGGGCACGGAACGGTGCGGACACCGCTTTCGCGACCCCGCTGGCAGCGGTCTTCAACCCGTCAAACGCACCCGCAAAGTCGCCCTGTGCTAGCGATGCGATCGCATGGACCACACCGCCGATTGCCTCTGCGATCCCGGCCAAGTAGTCAATGAACCCGGAGCCCTCAATCACCGATGCGACAGTGCTGATCACGCTGCCGATGTCGGAGAAGAACTGTTTGATGTCACCGCTCTTGCGTAGCGACTCGATTGCTTTACCGACAGCGTTCAGGCCGTCGGACAGCGGCCCAAGCAGCGGTGTGCCAATGTCAATCGCAATGTTCTGCAGTGTTGCTTTGAACCGGTCCCACGCCCCCGTCAACGTGTTCGTCTTCTTTGCAGCAACCTCAGCGGCAGACCCCTGCTTGATCACATTGTCGGTGCCGCCCTGCGCCAAAGCAATCAGGGTGCGCATACCATCCGTGCCGGCAATCAGAGCCGCAGTATGCAACCGCTGTTTCGGTGTCATCTGCGCAAACTTGTCGCCCAACAGCTGGGTCAGTTCCGCGGCGCTCTTGATCTTGCCGTTCGAGTTGAACGCCTCGATCCCGAGACGCTTCATCTCCGCCGTAGCCTTCGCCGACGGCGACGCCAACTGCGTCAACGTGGTCTTCAGTGACGTACCCATATCCGACCCGGACTGGAACCGGTCGGCCATCGCCGCCATCACATTGATGGTGTCATCAAACGACATGCCCGCCGCTGATGCTGCCGCCCCGCCCTGCGCCAGCGCCTGGGTGAAGTCCGACACATCCATTGATGTTGCGTTCGCAGCCGATGCGAGCGCGTCGGCGACATGCACCGAATCGGTGCCCTTCAACCCAAACTGTGCAAGGGTTTTGACGAGTGCCTGGCCGGCGGCTGTCAAGTCCATCGCGCCGGCCTGCGCGAGCGATAGTGCCCCGGTGAATCCGCCGGCGAGAATGTCGGTGGCGGACATGCCGCCCTTTGCCAGCTCGATCAGGGCGTCGGAGGCGGCGGATGCACCAATCCCGGTTTTTTGGCCGAGTTCTTTTGCTGCGGCGGCGAACGCATCCATCTGCGTGCTGGTTGCGCCGGTGACGGCCTGTAGTTCCGCCATCTTCGTTTGGAAGGTGGCGGCCTGTTTGCCTGCGGCGACGAGGGCTGCGGCGGCAGCGACGGTTGCCCCGACGATCCCGGTCCGGACAAGCGATCCGAACCGTGTTGCTGCGGCGCCGCTCGTGCCGAGCGCGGTCCCGAACCGGCTGGTTTGGGTTGCGGCCCCGGCGGCAGCAGCCCCCGCTTTGCTGGCACCGGCGGCAGCACCAATCGACGCCTGCTCAGCTTTGGCTGCCGCCCCGCTCGCCCTGGTGAGTGCCGCATCGTATTTGACGAACCCGGACGGGTCGACGCGGGCACCAAGGATCGCTTCAACGTTGCCTGCCAGAAATGCCATCGATGCCCGCCTCCCTTCCCTTGTGTTTATCGGCGCCGGTAGCGGGCCTTGATCCGCTCGTTCAACCGATCGGTGCGCGAGCTGTCGAACCCGTCGAACCCACGGCCACGGCCATGACCCTGCTCGAGTTTCAAACCGTGCAACGCCGCCCGTGTCTGCAGCTCCTGCTGTTCAAACCGGTTGATCTGCTCAAGCTGCACCACGGCGGCCCTGTACGGCAGCGTCAGGATGCTGTGCCTAGTCCATCCGTAGTGTCTGGCGAGCCGGTCGATGATGACGGGTCCGGCAGCCTGGTTTGCAACGTGATCTGTGCCGCTGCCTGCTCGATTGCCGTCCACACCGTTCCGGCGAGACGGCCCAACGCTTCCCCCCGGCCGGCACCCACCTCCACCGCCCAATGCGTAAACGCACGGGCCGCCCGCTCCCTGACCTCGCTCATCGACAGGTTGCGCATCGCTTGCACATCGGTGTCGAGAAGGTCGTCGAGGCTGCCGTCATCGTCGGCCTGTTGGAACCGGTCGGCCGCCATTTCGACGGTGGCCACGAACCGCAGGGCGGCCTGCAACAGTGCCGGGCCGGCGGACACCGCACCAACCACCAGCATTTCGGTTGGTGACGGGTCGGTTTGTGCCCACAGACCCGAGTCCTGCAGCTCGGTAGGCGTGGCGGCCTGGTCACCGACGAGGTCGCGCATCATCGCACTGTAGGACACGGCTTCCTGTGCGGTGATCGGCCGGCGGGTCGCTTCCCTCGATGAGTCCAGATGGTCGCGCATCTTGCCGAGCGCTGCATCACGCTGTTGGTCGTACAGCGCCTCAACCTGCTGCAAGAGCCGGTCGATTTTGCCGACCGTGACCGGCGGCAACCTATCGCCGCCGGTCTTCACATCCGTCTTTGCTGTGGTGGCCATCAGTTCAGACGTACGCTGCGGACTCGCCGGTCTTCGCGATCACCGTCACCGCCGGTGTCCCGCCGTCCGGACGGCAACGGCCACCGAACGTCACGCTGATTTTGCCACCATCAGCCTGCGGCGCGAAGTCAAAGTCACCAATGTCCACAATGACCTTCGGTGTCTGGATCTCGATCGACCGGGACGCGGACCGCACATACTTCGTGTTCAATGCGATCTGCCGGATCGACGCCGACAGCTCCGTCCCATCCGTCGGGGTTGCCGATCCCCACAGTGCCTGCTTTATCTCGGGAAGCGTGTTGTTGGACACGATCGCCGACACAGACCGGGTGATCTCCCCCGCCGTTGGCACGAACGCAACCGGTGCCGGATTGTCACCAAGGTGATCATCGAGCTTGCGATCAATCTCCATGGTTTCACCGTCGGCCTCAGCCATCGCGGTACCGGCGATTGACACCTGACCAACGACCTCGGACCACAGGTACGGGTCGGTTCCCTCATCGGTTGCGGTTGGCATCGACGTCACCCAGGTGGCGGTCTTGACGGCCCGCACATCCTGGGTGATCCTCGCGACCTTCTGGTCCTGTCCGACCCGCCACGTCAACTTCGAGACGAGCGCGTCCGAGAACCGTGTGTTGATCGGTGAGGCGGCACCGGTCTGCTGCCACATCGTCTGATAGGCGCCCTGCATGTTGCCTGAGCTGATCGTATGAGTCCACGGGTCAGAGGACCCGGTCACGACATCGGCGCCGATGACCTGGGCAAACAGGAACGCCCCGGACGTTGTTTGTGCCTGCACAGACACGGAGCCGGCGTCGCCGCCGAGGCGGGTGACGAACGGTGTGGCATCCGGGAACACTTGGCCGTCCACATAGGGTTCGGTGTCGATCTCTTTGACGGCTTTCAAACCGCCGTCCACGAGCCGCAACCGCTTCACGGACGCATGGTTGGGGGCGGTTGGGGTGCCCAGCACGAGCTGCTTGGCTTGGGCGAACAGTCCAACGTTCGATTCGATCGGGGTGACCGGCATCGTCTACTTCTCCTTCCCGGCAGAGGCCGGTGTCGTGATCTGCTGTTTGTGCTTGTTGAGCTGCTGCTGGGATGGCGGGTCGATCTCAACCAGTGTTGGGAGCTGTTCGAGTGCTGCCGCGATCACAGGGTCGGTTGTTTGGAACAGGCGGGTGCCGGGTACGGCTTTGAGTTCGATGCGTTCCGGCGGTGTGTGAACCTGCCCGGCGATCATCACCGGGCGCTGCACGGAGATGCCAATCAGGTGAGCCGGTGGCAAACCGCCGTCAGGGTTGCGGTCGTGGTCGAACGCGACCTGAAACCAGCGGACGGTCTTGTCGGTCTTTGCCATGGTGTTGGGCACCTCCCTGGGTGCAACGGGTCGGGCTGCGGGTTAGGTTGACAGCAGCCGGCGACGGATCAGAAACTCGTAGGCCAGCTCGTACACGTAGCCGTCCATGTCCGCCGAGACTTGCCTGCAGCCCCGGAACGGCAGGCATAGGTCAACGTTGGTGATCTGGCCCATCTGGAACATTTGGCGGCCGCCCCACAGCTCCAAGGGTGTGAGGACCGCCTGGATTGCCCTCGTGATCAGCAGGGCTTGTGGTGCGCGCTGGGTGCGAACCACGATCGATACGATCGTCCGGACCCTGGAATGGTCTTCTCCGGCCGAGGGCTCGGTAGGTGTTGTCAGTGTGATGGTTCCGGCACTGTAGTCCGGGCCGTTCACCGGTTTGATGGGTAGTGGTGCGCCGTCGCGCGGTGTACAGAAGATGACAGGGTCGATACCGTTCGCCGCCGACGCCGGGACCGCAACATTGTTGGTGATCAGGAACGCGCGGAGCTGTTCGGCAACATCAAGTTCAGGCACCAAACGCTCCCTTCAACGCATTCGCACACATCTGCACATGGACCGGCTCATGCTGAGCGAGCGCAGGTGTCATATAGGGTTGGGCGGCCATTCGGCGGGTGCCAAGCTCGACATAGACGGCGTATTCGGAGGCTTCGCCACCGGTCGAAACCGTTGCCGTAACCGACATGCCCGACCGCTCCACACTGTCAACATGAATGGAGGCGCGCAGGGTGCCGGTGTCGACGGGTGCCAACCGTTGCGCCGCCGTGGCGAGTGCTTCACCGGATTGGGCGACCGCGTCCTCGAGGGCGCCCATCGCCCGGCCGATCAGCGCCTCGGAACCCACATAGCTGACCTCAGGCATCCCGACCCTACCCTGCTGTCCCGGCCAGTTGGTCGCGGGCCTGGTCTGCCAATGTGCTGATGCCGTAGATCGTGTGCCGGCAGTTCGGGTGAAACGGTGGCAACGGCGTGTCCGTTGATACCGGTTGGCCGCGGTACTCGGTCAACCTGCCGGTCAGGTCAATCAGACGGCCTTCCATCGGCGCACAAATCTTGCAGGGTGATGAGTGCTTCGAGATCTCCACAAGGTTGATGTTGTGGGAGGCAAGCCGGTTGACTTGGCCGGTCACGACGGCTTGGCGGGTTGTGGTTCGGACCGCCATTTGGGCGTAGTCCGCGAGCTTCCACTGGCGGCCCGCACTGTCCACGAACCCGGTTTGGCCGCCTGCCGCGAGCTGGCGGGCCAGCCTGCGGGACGCTGTCTGCGGCGAGCCCTCGACGCCGAGCAATGCGCGTGCGGTCTGTTCGAGGCCGTGGCGGCGAAACACATCGTCGACGGTGCGGCCAACGGTTTGGCGGGCCGCCGACAGTCGCCCGGTCAGCGCGTCGGTTGCGACCTGAACAGCCTCCTGGTTCACTGCAGCGAACGCCTGCTCTGCGACGGGTGTGGTGGTTGCGCCGAGCCGGCGGATGTCCCGGTCGGCTAGTCGGGCACCGTCCTCGACGGCCTGGGCGACGAGCTGGCGGGCCAGCGGATCGGTCGCGGCGCCGATCTGATCCAGGTATGCGAGAACAGCAGCGAGTTGCAGGCGGCGGAGCCGGGCAGTTTGCAGCCGACCGGACCGGACCGCAAGTTCGATCTGTTGCACGATCGTGCGCTGCGCCTCCACATATAGGCGGGTGAGGCGGCGGGCGTCACGATCCGACGGCAGATTCTGCGGATTGGTTGCCATCGCGGGTCAGCCTCTCACACCTGAGTCTCGTCCGTCAGATCCAAACGCAGACTGTCAACACTGGACCCGGTCGCCGAATGAACCATGGCCTGAACGGTGAACTGGCGGCGCACCGCAACCCCGGTACGCATGTCATCGATCGTGACCGTCGACCCGGCCCACCTCGCCCCAGGCGTTTCGACCACGGGCACGCCGGCAAGGTCACGGATCACGAACCGGTCGGAGATCACCTGGACCTGTTGGCCGCCGGACACAACGGTGCCACGAGAGCGTCGCAGGTAGCCGGGTGCGGCACCGGCCCAGAGCAGGTCACCGTTGCCGGTCGGGTCGCCGTACTCATCAACCTGGCCGGGTTTGGCGATGCCTGCGAGGACAGCGTTCTCGAATGGTGGCCTGCAGACGGTTGGTACCGGGGCCGGCAACACGGGTGCCGGTGCCGCGATGTTCGCATAGTCACCGATCAGGGTGAGTGTGCCGGCGACAGGTGTGCCGAAGCTGATTGTGACTTGCCCGTCGATGGTGTAGTCGGGTGCGACAAGCCATGTGGCGCCCGAGGTGTCGACGGCGATGACGGCTGGGTGAACGGTGCCCCATGGGTGGCTCATGACCCAGGGGTCGACGGGTGTTGGGTAGGTGTGGGTGAGAACAGACAAGGTGTTAGAACGGTGTTCCGGCGAGCAGCATTGTGTGTGTGGCTTGCGGTCGCTGATGAACGGTCAGGGTGGCGGTGCCGGTCGAGTTGCCGGTGTCGATCGTGACGAGTCCGGCGATGACCGCCAGGTGCCCGTCGAGCGTGCTGGCGCCGGTGTCGATGGTGGCGAGCCAGCGGGTCGCGCGCAACAGGCCGCTGTCGCTCGAGGTGCCCGCGTCGGCGGCGGCGAGCCGGACCGTGACCGTGAGTGCTCCGCTGTCAGCCGAGGTGCCGGCGTCGACGGTGCTGGCGCGATAGCTGACGGTCAGGCCGCCGCTGTCGGTCGACGAACCCCCGTCGGAGGTGGCGAGGTACAGGCCGGCCGGGAGCCGGGTCAGGTCGCCCGTGTCCGAGGAGCTGCCCGCGTCGATGGTGGCGACCGGCCGGTTGAGGCCGAGCAGCCCGCCGTCGGTCGAGGGGCCGGTGTCGACGGCGGCAAGGCCGCGGGCCGCGCCCAGCGCGCCGGTGTCGGTAGACGAGCCCAGGTCGGTGGCGGCGAGACCGCGGACGGGCGCGATCGTTCCGGTGTCGGTCGACGAGCCGCTGTCGATGGTGGCGACGGTGACCGCAACACTCGCCTGGCCGCTGTCGCCGGATGTGCCGCCGTCCGTGACGGCCAGGCCACGGGCGGCGGCCAGATCACCTGTGTCCGACGATGTGCCCGCGTCCGTGGCGGCGAGCTGCGTGACGCCTGCGGTGCGCGTCAGATCGCCAGTGTCGGTCGATGTGCCCGAGTCGATCGTGGCGAGCGGGCGGCCCACCCCGACCGCACCGGTGTCGGTGCTGTCGCCGCTGTCCGTTGTGGCGAGCGGGCGGGCGGCGGCGAGCGCGCCCGCGTCGGTCGACAGGCCGCTATCGGTGGCGGCGAGACTGCGACCGACGGTCAGGGTGCCGGTGTCGGTAGAGTCGCCCGGGTCGGTGAGTGCGAGCGGACGGGCGACGGCAAGCGCACCCGTATCGGTTGACAGGCCGGTGTCGGTGCTGTCGAGCGTGACCGCTGCTCCGGCCGGGGCCGGTGCCCTGCCGAGCACCATCGTTGCGCCGAGCCGTTCTCGGCCGAGTTGCCCGGACCCCGGTCCTGTCGGCCCCGACGGTGGGGCCGGGTCGGCCGCAAACCAGTCGGCTATGAGCAGCTGGCCGACAAGGCCGGTGTCCCACAGGTCCGAGCCGCCGCTGATCCCGGCGGCGCCGAGCGGGCCGAGGACTACCTTGCGGTCGATCTGTGGAAGCTTGACCGGCACCGTGCCAGCCCCGTCAGCCGTGAATCAGTTTGCCAGTGGCGCGAACGATTCCGGTCGAGGTCGTGCCAGCAATCTCGACCATGAACAGACAGGAACTGTTCGGCACCTCAGGGCAGCCCAAAGCGGCCCAGTCGTCGGTCATCCTCACGTTCGCGAGCGGCCGGTAGCACCCGGCCCGGTACTTCGTTGCCGTGACCCCGAACGATCCGGCGGTGCCCGTCGACGTCGACAACGTCACGCTATTGACGCCCCGAATGTAGTTTCCGGACTTCACGGCCGGGATCAGTCCGTTAAGCGACTGCATGAACGATGCGCGCCTGGTTGCGCCAAGTGAAACCGCTGTCAAGTTACCAGTGGACCCGTCATCGTAAGTGACGTTACAGGTCAGGTTCGATGCGGTTGAGCCTGTGTCGGTATACCATTCCGCCCACCATTGCACATCTGAGTAGTCCGCCGATCCGATCCGGGCTGTCAGATTGTTTCCGGACTTCAAGCTGTCCAGGTCCAGGCTGACGGTCTGCGCCGACGTTGAGTTTCCAACCAAACCGCCCATGTGAGCCAGCCGGTCGTGAAACTCCAACGTCGTTGAAGCGTTCGCACAAACCGCATCCACCAGGCCGATATAGGAGGTGGCCGGTGAAGATTGCTGAGCAAACCCGTGCCCGCCGGTGGTCGTGTGATCGCACGCGGCGGTCGCTCCTGGGATGCCGCCCTGTCCGGGCTGGCCGGTCGCTCGCCATAAGCTGTGCCACTGACCTGCCGCAGCGTTCGAGATCGACGCCTTGTCGAAGATCAGGAGTTCCGCACCGTTCGCCATCGCGTTCACGAGCTCGTCTCGGGTCTTGATCGTCACGGCTCTGCCTCTCCTAGATTCCGACGGTGCCGGCGACCTGCACCCAGTTGGTGCCGTCATACACAAACTCGATCGTGTTGACCTTGCCCGACGTCGTGACGGGCGTCCAGTTCTTCTTGAACACCGCGTTGAACGTGATCGTCCGCCCCCCGGTGCCGTCCTGGGTGAGCTGCAAGGCGAGGCGGCAGCCCTGGTGCGCGTTCGACGGGGCGGCAATCGTGACGTTCCCGGTCAACGTGCCGACGACGACATGGCCGCCCTTGTACGGGTCCGGGGTCACCGTCGCGCTGTACGCAACCGACTGGGAGCCAAGCTGGTTATTGACGATCACCGTGTTCCCGGCAACCATCGCCTGCACCGCAGCACCAATGCTCGCGGACCCTTCCGCCCAGTGCGTCACCTGAATCTGATTGTTCGCCGACGTCGACCGGATCTGCACGGCGTTCTGCTGCCAGCTCGACGAACCCACCTTGCGCTCGGAACAGGCAACGTCAATCACGTTGCTGTTCGCCGCCCACAGATCCACACCGGGATAGGCACCAACCCCGGCCGTGCTGTTGGAGTCCGCCATGCACGCCTGAATCACCGAACCGTGCGCCGAATCGATCTGGTAGCCGGGGCCGGTGTTGTCCTGGGACTCGCACCCTGCGAGCATCTGATGGTTCGCGGTGATCCGAAACCCGGCCGAATCGGTTGACTTGCCGGAGTAGTAGCTCTTGCAGGCGGTGACGCGAATGTTCGGGGAGTCGAGATGGAACCCGGCGAGGCCGCTGTTCGAGGCGATGCACCCGACCAACTGCGAGTCGAAGCCGGGGTAGAAGCCGTTGCCGTCACAGTGCTCGGCAAAGCAGTTCGCGAACCTGACGGTCCCGATGTTCTCCGAGGAGAAGCCGTTGCCAGCGGCGCGCAGCACCATGACGTTCTCGACGGTCGCCTGGTTCTCCCAGGCGAGGTCCGAGTCGCCTGCCTCGTCTGAGGTTGCCGGCGCGAACTGCGGGTTGCGAGACAGGAAGATGCCGCCACCCGAAGTGTTATTGGCCTTGTTGCCATCCACACACAGATCACGAATCACGAAGTACAGAGCGTTCGGATCGGACGTGCCGTTCGACGACACCTTGTTGATGATCGCCGGTTTGTTCTGCGACGCCTCCAACACCAGGCGCGTCGCCAAATGGCCGGCGCCCTTCAACGTGACGTGCGACTTCATCACGATCTGCCGGACCGTGAACGTGCCCTCCGGGACGAAGACGACGCCGCCACCATTGGCTGCTGCGGCGTCGATCGCGGCCTGGATCGCCGCGGCGTTCTGCGTGCCGGTCGCCGACGTTCCGAACGTTCCGTACGCGTCCGGGGTATAGAACGGCCCGTACCTCGCGGCCCGCGCGAGCGCGGCGGCGGTCAGCACATGCGTTACCGCAGCCGCCGACGCGTGCGCCGCCCCCGTCGTGCCCTCCACGCCACGAGTGACGGTCCACGGTGACGCGCCGGACCCGCCGGTTGCGGTCACGAGCATGATCTCGTCGTCGACGCGCACCCTGAACTCGCCGGCCTGCAACGCCGACGGTGCCGCCGTCGTGACCGGCAGCGATGTAGCCGACGACGAAACCGCCGCCGACAGGGCCGTCGCGAAATCGTTGGCAAGCCGCTCCGGCAACGCCTAGTCCTCAGTCATCTGCAGCGCGCCGATCGCAAAGCTTGCGGTGTCACCGGACCCGATTGTCTTCGATGCGGTCAGTGCCGCCCACCTGAGCATGTTCCCGGACGAGGAGGCGTCGAACAGGGCGTAGTGCGTGACCGTGCCCCACGAGGCGCTGGCGGTCGGGAACGTGACCGCCGCAGCGTTCGACGTCGCACCCGCCGACGCCGCCGTCCAGGTCGCGCCCGACGTTGCAACCCTCGCATAGCTGCCGCCGCTGACTTCGGTGCCGCCGCCCGCATCGGACGGCGCCGCCGTGAACAGCGCGACGTAGGCGGTTGGCATCGTAAACGACGACTTGCCGTTGATGTGATCGAGAACCTTGTTCTCGCAATAGTCAGTCTTGCTCACCGTGATCGGTCTCCCTCTCGCTTTCTCACAACACAAATCCCTGGTTTGCACCAACCAGCAGCCACCGGCCGGCCAGCCACCGGAACGCCAGCACATCAACCGCGCCCGGTGTGGCGGTCAGCACCGGTGCTGGCAGCATGATGGAGAACGCAAACACAGGGTCGAACGTCAAGGCCCGCCCACCTGTCTGGTCTTGTTGGCACCAGAGCGTGAACGCCTGCGAACCGCCGGCCGGTGCATGAGCCGGCGGGCCAAGCGTACGATCACCGCCCAGAGTGACATGAAAGTCGCTGCCCGCCGCCGTGTCGATCGTGACGACCGGCATGTCCGGCAGCACGACGAGCTGGGTGCGGGCCGCACCAACCCCCGCCAGATGAAGTGCCATGCCGGCCACCGGTTACACGACCGCCCGGCCGGTCCGCCGGTGAAGTCCAAGTGACAGCAGGTCCGCGACCAGGTCGTCGCCAAGCAAAGCGGCCGCACCGGTTCGGACTGGTCCGGACATCTTGAAGTCAGGGCCGGACTGTGACTGCCAACGCTCACCCGTGAGCATGTCGGGCTGACGGTACACACGGCCGGCCAACGCAACGGTCACACCGCGTAGCCGGCCGGCCCGCCACACACCGATCCCACTCACGTCAATCTTGCGACCAGTAGTTTCCGACACGGGCATCGGGCCAAGCCACCGGTCGATCAGCGTTTCAGCGGTGTCGAGCAGCCGCTCGCACTCGCTGTCCGGCACGGTGGACATGCCGGGTGCTGCCTGCAGATCAGTGACGGTCGCATAGATTGCCATCGGTTCTCCGTGTGTTGAACAGCCGGGAACACGGCAGGCCCCAACCCACATGATGTGGGTTGGGGCCTGCCAGTGCGTGACTATGCCTTGCAGCCGGTCAGCACACCATGGGCGAGCGGCGACCCATACTCCAGGCCGATCTCACCGTACAGCTGCGAGCGGTCCGATGCCCCGGTCTTCGCCAGCGGCTCAACGAAGAACACGCCCTTGCCGGGGATCTCCAGCAGGCGTGGTGCGCACTGCTCGAGCGAGCAAACGACGACCGTCGACTTCGGGACGTAACGGGACAGCACGAGGTTGACCCGTCCGAAGTCGGTTTCGAGAGTTTGCATGTTGACACCACCGATGTTGCGGGTCATCTCCTGATAGTTCACACCAGTGATGAACTCGGCGGTCAACGCACGCTTCTGTGCGGCACCAACGAACAGGGTCGCGGTGTCCGACTCCCGGATACCACCGTTCTCCCACACCTTCTGCATCAAATCCAGCACGTCCGCACTGTCGAGCGCAGTGGTCTTCGTGACCGTCACCGCGGCAACATCGGCGTCCGGAACGATCGCGGTCCCACCAACCGTCTTAGCAACCTTGAAGTTGCCGGCCGCAGCGTCACGCACGAAATACACGTCGCGATCACTGAAACCACCGACTTCGCCACCAGCGATCACGATCTGATCGTTATCGACCAGACCATGAGACGACTTCGCGAACAGCGACGTTGACGCCGTGATCGACACGCCGGTGACGACGGTGCCGAGCGCCTTCACGTTCGCCATGCTGTTGATGCCGGCCGTGGCAGCCTGGATCAGACCACGGGTCTTGCGGGCGGTCGTGTTGTCCGACGGCTTCTGGTACTTGCCGTTGAAAAACACGTTCTCGATGTCCAAAGCCTTGGACTTGATCGCGGACGTGATCTGCTCGGCCGCCTCGTTCGTGACCGGGTTGTCTGTGGCACCAATGTTGATGCCAGAGTACTGCTGCACCGCCGCCAGCTTCGTGTAGCTGACATCCACCGTCTCCTGATGGATCTCCAGCACGTTGCTGATGTTCAGGCGGGAACGGCCAGTGGCGGTCTGTGCGTCGGCACCCTCAAGGCGCTGACGGTCAACCGCGCCCTCGCGGAGATCGGCGGCCTGCCACTCCGTCTCAACGGTGCCGGTGGCGCGCTTCCCGCCGGTCAGACCACCAATGGCGGACAGAAACGGGGTGTCAGAGGGTGTCAATGAGAACAGTTCACCGTGATAGTTCGGTGACGCATACGTGGTGATTCGTCCGGAAAGTCCGGGCATTGGAATGTCTCCTGTGTGTTAGGTGCGGGGGGCCGGACCTGCCGCGATCTTCTGTGCCTTCAAGGCACCGGCTGTTCGCCAATCGCTGCGGGCTTCGGCTTCCGCGATCTGCTCGTCTAGGGATTGAGCTTGCGCCTCCCCACTCGACTGAGTGCCAGTAGATGCGGTGGCGCTGCCATCGGACTTCAGTTGCGGATCATCCGCCAGCAGGGCCTGCAAACCCTGCTCAACGGCGACTGGGTCGTTGCGGTCAACATCGGCCGGCAGGAGCTTCAACGCATAGTCGGGCCGGCGGAACCGCAGATTGCTGGCCTTCTCAACAATGAGCTGTTCCTGACGGACCGTGTCCAACTCACGTTGGATCTGGTCGCGCTCCTCGGCATGCTGTCGGGCCAGGGCTTCCCACTCACCTTGCTGTTCTGCCCTTGCCTGCTCAGCCTGCTTGGCCGCCTTTTCCTGCGCTTCCTTCTCGCGCCGGTAGCGGGCGATCGCTGACTGCTGCTGTTCCCACTCCGCTTTGGTTGGTGGTGTCCAGTCGTCAGCGGGCGGCACGGCCTGTGCTTCATCCTGCTGTTCCTGGCCGTCAACCTGCTCGGCCTGCTCAACCTTCTGGTCATCGACCTTGGTCATTGCAACTGCTGTCCTTTGGCTTTCGCGTTCACGTTTCGCGCCCCGTGAACGGGTTGGGCGATCCCTGCGGCCCACTTCAACGCCGGGGCCTACGGGGTGTTGCTAGCGGCGCCCTAGACGGGCGAAGAATCAGGCTCAGGAAGAACCGGAAGATCAATGCGCTCATCAGCAGCGATCTGCTCAAGCTCGTCGTCAACATCCTGCGGGGTCCATGCCGGCCACTGCTCTGCGATCGCGGTTCTGCGCGACCGGATGCCGGCGGCGACAGCGGTCGCGTTGTCCTGCACGATCTCCGTGTCATCCCTCGGTAGCAGTGATGCGCGGGTGACGGTTGGTGGCTTCGACAGACCCAGGTAGCGGCGGTTGAAGCCGTACTGGTCGACAGGGAGCGCGTCGACCATGGCTGCGAGCTGTAGCAGCAGTGGCAGCTTGCTGTCGGGCTGACGGGCTTTTGCTTCAGCGGCGGCGATGGTTGGGATCAGTCGGACCTTCAACGCTGTGCCGGTTTCGGCGCGGCCACCAACATGCCGGCCAACGATCTGCGGAACCAACCCAACCGCAGCCAAAATGCTGTCCTGGGTGTGATCGGTGTGAGCAATCAACGGCTCACTGTCATAGCTGTACTCAACAGCCTGGACGGGTGGCCGGCCCGATGATTCACCAAGGGTATGGCCGTCACTACCCGTGGCGATCACGTCGGCACCGGCATCGAACGTGCCGTCCGGGCTCAAGATGTCGTCGGTTACGAACAGGCGTTTCTTGGCGGTCAACCTAGCGTTCTCGGCGGCAATCACCCTCGACTCATTCAACGTGCGCAGAAAGTCGAGAATGCCATCAAACTCCGAGACACCAAGCTGGTGGTCGTCGTCGTCCAACGTGTTGACCCAGCGCTGGCACAGCATCGGCAGACCGTGCGCCCACACATCCGTCAACCCTGCGGTTTCGGGGCGGTCCTCAAGCGGCCGGCGCTGCCCGATCTCGGTGCGCGACCCTTTGAACAGCACGTTCCGCACAACCCTGGGTGCGTGAACCTCCAAATGCCGCCACACCGTCTGCACCGCCGACCCATCGTTCACCACCATTTCGGTGACGAACGCGGCGGCCGTCAAATGCTCACCGGACCATGCGGGCACGACCGCCAACCTGGAAGCGAACGTAATCACAGGTGAGACCGCTACCTGGCGGTCCACATGGATCTTCACCCACGCCTCACCCTCGGGAACGATCAGTGTCGCGGTCGCACGGTGCAGCTTGTCCGGCAAATGGTTTTCGGAGACCAGCAAACCCAACCATGGCTGATCGGCTTCGTCGGCGGCTTCGAACCTTGGTTCACCTGACCACAGGAAGTCCGCGAACGATTGACCGATCTTCCTGGCGATCGGATCGTGAACGTACTCGCGTGGCACGTCGCCGACGCCTAGGTGTGGTGCTCGTTGCGCCCAACCCATCAGGCGTTTGACACGCTCAAGATCATGCGGGTGCCTGAGGCGGTTCGCGCGCCGCAACGCCCGCCGGTTGCGGACCGTCTCAACGATCCGCTGCTCGCGTGGCAGGGGCCAGGTGTTGGTGGCGGTGATCTCTGCGATCAGCTGTTCAGCCTGGTCTGTCATCCGGTCACCGTCCCTCCTTTACGCTTGGCTGCTGTTGCGGCTACACCGGCGATCAGGGCGTCGAAGCCGTGGTCATCACCTTTTTCGATGCGGCCCGCATCGGGGTCCGCGTACTTCATGCCACGCACCTGCTCGGTGAGGACCGGGCAGGCTTGGCTGTCGATGGACAGCAGCGGCGCGACCTGGCCTGTTCGGGTGTTGGAGACCAGCAGGCGTAGGTAGTCGGCACCCAGCGTCTTGTACCGGTTGAACGGGACCGCCAGGTACTTCACCTTGCCGATGTGTTCCGCGAGCGCTTTGAGGAACGCGGCGTTCAGGCCGGGCATTGAGGCGTCGTAGCGTTCCTCACTCACCGGCCACCCGGTCTGCTCAATCAGTGCAGCGACTTTTGGTGCCGCATCCCACACCGAATCACCGTGGTAGACGACCTCGCCGCACACATGCCAGCCACCGGCCTCCAATGGCCAGAGCAGAAGGATGTGACTGTTGACGCCCCAGTCGGCGGCGAGAATCAAGCGTTCACCGACGGGTGGTGGCAACGTGCCGGCCAGGCGCATATCACGATGCTGGGTGCCGAGCTTGACCGCCGCATCGATACCGGCCGGTGAGAACACAAGCTCGGTGTCGGGTGATACGAACGCATCATCCGGATGCTCCGGATACTCGGTACGAAACCGGTCCGGGTCACCAAGCTGCGCCAACGCCCTGGTCTTCCACACCTGGTCACGACCGGGCCGGGCCTGCCACGAAAAGAACAATGGTGTGAACCCGGAGATACCTTGGGCGGCCCTTGCCCATTGGCGGGCGAACTCGCCGCCGGTGCCGGCCTGTGTGTCCGGACCGTTGCCGGTTGAGATCACACCGAGCCTGCCGCCGCCCTCAACGGTCGGCAGCACGGACCGCCAGATTTCGCCGGCGCCGCGTTGGAACGCAAACTCGTCGAGAAGGACGAGCCCGGCGGTTTCGGACCTAGCGGCGGCCGGGGTGCCAACAAGCGCTTTGATGGTTGAGGCGCCGATGTCGAGGGCGGTGACGTGGTCACGGGTTTTGGTGACCGGTTCGAGTTTCGCGAGCATGTGGCGGGTCGCCGGGTCTGTGGCGATCCGGTCACGCATCCGGCGGATACGGTCCAAGAGTTCGGCGGCGTCCGCTTCGGTCTTGCACAGAATCAGAACCCGGACGCCCTGCTGAACGATCGCGAGCCACAGGGCGTACGCCAGATAGATCCACGACAAACCGAGGCGGCGGGCTTTGAGAACGATAACCGCCCGATCGGTATGCAACGCCTGGACGGCCTGCGCTTGGAACGGCCACAGTTGCAGTGGGATGACGGTGCCGTCGGGTTCCTCGATCTGCACGTTGCGTTCCATGAACACGCAGGGGTCCGCGAAACATGCGCGACGGTCCCGCTCGCGCTTGAGCTCGATGCGCTGACCGCGAGTCTTAGCCGCCGAGACGACGGTCAAGCTCTGCCTCCAGCTCGTCAAGCTCGCTGTCCGTTAGTCCGCTCAGGTCGTGGGTGACTGTGCCGGAGTGCTCGACCGCGATCTTGCCGCCCCACCGGTCCTGGTAGCGGCGCTCGAGATACCAGGCGGCGGCACGCCAGTCGTCCGGAGACGCTTCACGAATCGTCTCGACCGCCACAACCTCGGCGTTCGCTTCTGCCACAAGGACCGCTGCGAACAGTGATGCGTACGCTGTTTGCAGCCCTGCCTCGTGGTCGGCTTCGCCTCTTTCTAGCCAGCCGTACAGCGTTGTCCGGTGGATGCCTGCGGCTTCGGCGGCGACGATGCGAAAGCATCCTGCTGAGAGCGCTGTGACCAGGCGTTTGTGGACTGCGGGTGTCAGCTTTGATTTTGCCATTGCGCGTGCGTTGTGTCGAAAACGTCGCGGCGGCCTGTAGCGACAGCCACGAGGTCGGGGTGCGGCCAGTACCACTCGCCATGCATTCGTAGATGGCCGAACAGCATGTGTATTCGGCGTTCTAGTCGGTTGTCGCCGGGAGAGGTTCCGAGGACTTCGATCGGGTACGGGTTGGCGATTTGTAGTTGGTCGCGTCGGGCTTGTAGTCGGTCGGCGCGTGTCGTGCCGATCTTGATCGGTCCCGATGGGCCCGCTTGCATGAAGTAGATGACGTGCCCTTGGGACTGACGGACTAGCTCGTGGATCTGTTCGGGAGTGAAGTCAGGGTGGGCGTCGGCGGACTGAAGGGCGTCTAGTACGCGTTGTTCGCCGTCTGTGATTGCGCTTGTGGGCATGGTGTCGGCTTCCTGTGGCCTGAAGGTTCGCCCCGGCCTGTTCGGCGTGCGGGGCCACGACCACCCTTGCTCTCGAGCGGGGTGTGTTGGTGGTCGAAGTAGGGTGGTCGTGGCCCCCTGTGGTGGTGGGGCGGCGCCGTGGCACCGAACGGCCTGAGGGGATCGGTTCGGGCTGGAGGTTGCGGGAACAGGAGTCGAACCTGTGCGGTCCCGGCTTATGGGGCCGGGCGGGCTCCGTGCCTTCCCGCAATCGGGAATGGGAAACAAAGGGGTGGGTGGTGGGTTTGTTTCGCGTTTCGCGCGCGAATGGGCATGCTTCGGCTAGAGCCTGCATGCACTCCCCACAGTATGTGCGGGGCTACCCGGACCCGCCGGGAACGCTTGCAGACGGGGCGGACGGAACCGTGGGTTAGCTTGCGAGTTTGCGTTCTATGCTGTTGATGCGTTGTTCGATGACGAATCGGTCGCGGCCGATGTTGATGCCCTTCCGGTTGGCGGTGTCGGCGATGGTGGCGAGTTGGTTGCGCAGGCCGGCGGTTGTGTTGGTGGCGCGGGCGGTGTCGCGCTGGCGTGCCTGCCGGGTGTAGTGGGCCAGGTCGGTGGTTGGGATCGCTTCCGGTTCGTTTGGGAGGGCTCGGGCCGGGTCGTGTGTGTAGCCGTGTTCGGAACGTTGTGCGAGGAGTCGTGGTTCGTGGGCGTGGAGCAGCGCCGTGCCGGCGGGTGTTGGTTGCCAGACCGGTCGTGCCCTGCGGTCGCGGCCCTCGATGATCAGGCCTTTGCGCTTGAGTGCCGCCACGGTGACGGCCGGTGCCGGGCCGTTGATGAGGACCGGGCCGTTCGCGCATGCGGTCAGCCATCGGGCCTGCTGGCGGGTGAGGTCTGTGAGGAATCGTGGGCCGCTCATGCCGCATTCTTTCTGGTTTGTCGTGCCCGGTCGGCGCGGGCACCGGTGATCCGGACGGTTGGCGGGTGTGGTTTGTTGGCGGGTTCGCGCACTGATGGTTCGATTGGTGTTGCCCGGTCGATCAGGGTCAGCAACAGGCTGGCGTCAGCCTCACCAAGCCGGACGGTGATTGGTGGCTGGGGTGGCCGGTCGCGGATCTGCCGGTCGATCTGGCCGGTGAGCCGGGCACGCAACCGGTGTAGGTGTGCGGTGATGTCTGGGCCGGTCATGGTTGGGCCTCGATTGTGTCGCGGGCCAGAACGGTTTGCTGCTCGAATGCGAGATCCGGGTCGGCGTGGACTTGTTCGATGGTGTGGCCGGCGTTCGCGGCGGCCCGCTCCGGCGATCCTGACCGGGCATACCGCGACCGGTCGCGAACGTTGACGACCTGCCAGTAGCGGTAGCAGGTCCAGCCGGGCAGATACCGGCCTGTGCGGGTGTGTGCGGTCACCCATGCGGACAACTGTTCTCCCCACGCCCGATCGAGGGCCATGGTGTGGGTGCCGCCGAGCAGTTCGGGGTGCCGCCACAGGCCGTTGTGGACGGGCATCCAGCCGGCGGTCAGGAGCAGATCGCGTGTGTTGTCAGGACGGGTCATGCGGGCTGCTCCTGGCGGTCAAGGAATCCGGCGATCGGTTCAAGATCGCTGTCGGGCACGTTGGACAGCAGCTCGATGGCTTCGGCCAGATCGGCGGCGGTCTGTGCGTGAATGTGTTCGAGCTGGTTGAGACGTGATGCCGCGCTGTCGCGCTGATCGAGCATCCGCCGCCACGCGCCTGCGTGAACGTCGATTTCGTCGCACAGCTGCTGGCGGGTCATGCCGGCCCGGCCGGTCATGCCTGCACCCGAACTCACGCCGCCACCTCGCTCGGCGTGTTCAACAACGGCGCGTCATCCCTGATCCGATCCCGCGCCAACTCCGCGTACTCAGGGTTCAACTCACAGCCCACGAACGAGCGGTTGTGCCGCAGCGCCACCAGCCCGGTTGTGCCCGCGCCGGCGAACGGGTCGAGCACGACACCGCCCTCGGGTGCCCCGGCCAGAATGCACGGCTCGATCAGCTTCGGTGGGAACGTGGCGAAGTGAGCACCAGCAAACGGCTGCGTGGTGACCGTCCACACGTCCCGCTTGTTGCGGCCACCACCCGGCTCCCACCGCTCTACGTTGCCGTCCGCAAGCCCACCGGACAAACGTGCCGCGCGGTCGTAGCCGTTCCCCGCTGGCTTACCGCTGTCGTCCTCGCGGATCGCTTCGGCGCCGTAGAAATACCGCGGCGACTTCGACAACAAAAACAGGAACTCGTGCGCCCTAGTCGGCCGGTCCGTCACCGACTCCGGCATCGGGTTCGGCTTGTGCCAAATGATGTCGCTGCGGAGGTACCAACCAGTCGTCTCGACGCTCGGCGGAACGCCGACCCATGACGGCACATCCACGTCCTCGCCCCGGTTCAGCCGCGACAGCGCGCCCACGATCCACGCGCGTCGGTCCTTGATCTCCTGCGCTTCGGCGGTGCGCGCGAGCCGCTTCGCGTCCTTGCTCATCTCGAAGAACGCCCACGCGAGGCGCGCCTGCGCACGCTTGGCGATGAGGTACGGGAACAGCTCGCGCATCAGCAGCGCCTTGTCCTCTGCGCCGTGCGCAACCCACCGCCACGACGGTCGGTACCCGTAGTGCCCCTCGCCGTGGTTCTCGTGCTCGACGCGGGACGCGGGCCAGATGCGGTCGGCCTCCCCAAGCAGCGCCTCGTTCGTGTTCGTGATCGTGACGTGGACGCCCGTACGAGTCGTGCCGTCATCGGCGCGCTTGTGCGTGAACCCGCAGATAGATCCCTCGGCGTCCAAAGTCGCGGCGAGCCACACGCGGTCCCGCTCCGCGCCGATGCGGCCGTGGTAGTCGGGGGCGCGGAGCGCCTGAGCTACAGCCCACGGAATACCGATCAAGTCCTTCGGCTTGATGCCCTCGCCGCGTTTGATCGGCAAGTTCTTTATACGAACCGGCGGTCCGTTCGTAGTCCCCGAGTTCGCACCCCCCGAGTTCGCACCCCCCGAATAGCTGTCCCCCAAGTTCAGCCACAGCGTGCCGTCATCCCTAAGCACACGCCGGACCTCGCGGAACACCGCGACCATCGCCTCAACGAACTCGTCAGGTGTCGCCTCCAACCCGAGCTGACCATCAACGCCGTAGTCCCTGAGCCCGAAGTACGGCGGCGACGTAACACACGTCTG